AACAAGGCATTGAACCTTTTATTAAATATATGCAAAACGGAGGAAACCCTGAACTAGAACGAATGAATCAGGAATTACGACAGATAGAAGGAAATCCTGAGCTAGAAGGCATAATACAAAGAATACGGGAAGAACCTATTATGGACGGTAATACTATAAGGTATAGAACGGAAGAAGAAATTCAGCGTATTATACAACAAATGCTACGACAACCAAATATAGACATTACTCCCGAAGGCGGCATAAAAATAAGGCCTTCTGTTGAAATAACAGGAGGAACACCTTCTAGTGAAACTTTTATGGGTACTATGGGAGGCAAAAAATTGTTTTTAGAAGATAAGGATTTAAGAACGCGGGCAAGGCTGGGTATAGATGTTGAGCTACCAAAAGGGGACAGAGCCGGAATAGGAACAAGAGCAAGCTATTTTAAAGGTACTCGTGAATTTCCAGAACAATTAGCACAATACGGCTTTCCAGATAAAGTTAGAAGAGGCAGCGGTAAGATTAACTATGGAGACATTGATGCGTATTATAGTATGAAAGGGGGTCCGACTATTTCAGGAAGATATAATCCGGTTACAGAGCAATATGGGGGTCAGATAAATTACGGGATGCCGCTGCGAGATATGGGAATACCCCAGCTTTCAGAAAAAGCTGTTAATATGTTTAGGCGTTTGGTAAGGTAACGACAAGGAGACTTGAATGGCAGATAAACCAAGTATGATGGACAAGGTTCCATCCCAGCTGGACGAAGAAGACTTAAAAGCGGAAGTTGACGTAGAGATTCCAGAAGCTATGGACGTTGAAGACTTAGCAGATGATATGGATATTGAAGTTATACCGGAAGAGGACGGCAGCGTAGTCGTTGATTTTGATCCGAGGGAAGAGAAATCTGATGCGGGAGACTTTTACGCTAATTTAGCAGAAGAGTTATCCGATACAGATTTAGGGCGTATTTCCAGTGAGTTGACTGGGGAGTTTGAAGAAAATAAAAGCAGTAGACAGGAGTGGGAAGATGCTTTTGCAAATGGTTTGGAATTATTGGGCTTTAGTTACGAAGAGAGAGCACAGCCGTTTAGAGGAGCCAGCGGAGTTACCCACCCTTTACTCGCAGAAAGTGCCACACAGTTCCAAGCGCAGGCCTTCAACGAGCTCTTACCACCAAGTGGACCCGTCAGAACTTTGGTTATGGGAACAAGCACTCCTGAAAAAGAAGATCAAGCACAAAGAGTAAAAGAATTTATGAATTACTACATAACTTCGGTTATGGAAGAATATACACCAGAGTTTGACCAGATGTTGTTTTATTTGCCGCTGGCAGGGTCAACCTTTAAAAAAGTATATTATGATGAGAACTTAGACAGAGCGGTAAGTAAGTTTATACCGGCTGAAGATTTAGTTGTGCCGTATAGCACATCAGACTTAGAAACTTGTCCGAACATAACCCATGTTGTTAAAATGAGCCTCAATGATTTGAAGAAGAGGCAACTATCGGGCTTTTACAGGGACATACCTGTTATTCCGGCACAGGGAGAAGGCTCAAGCGTCAAGGAAGAAATAGAGCGTATTGATGGTATGTATCCATCAAACATAGATTATGACTGTACTTTGCTGGAATGTCATGTTGATCTGGACTTAGAGGGTTTTGAAGAGACGGACGAAGAGGGCGAGGCAACAGGAAT